TGGCTGACCATGAACTTAACAAGCTCGTGACCGGCCACGGCAAAGTTAGACGATAGCGTCTTAATGATCTCAATCTCATGCGGCTCCCAAGTAAGAACGTCGTCCATGATGAATTCCAACAACCGCCTCAGCTCGCCCTCAGAGGCATGCTTCCTGCCGCCGGTCAGGTAATCCACACCGTGGGTATTGGACGACATGATGTTGGTGTTTTGCCAAGTCGACAGGTTCAGGCGCTCACGGTTCGCGCCGGATTCCATACGCTCCTTGCCCCGGCCTTCGGTACTGTCTAACAGAAACTCAGGGAACCACTCGAAGTCCTTGCGGTTCTTGGACGTGATCTCGTCCGTAATCAGGGGCAGGCTGTTCAGCAATCCCTGACGCTGCTGCATGGCTACGGGCGACGTTCCCTTGCCCGTCCGGTAGTGGGTGGGGTGCCCCCAGACTGACGCAGCGGCTTCCAGAGCGAGCGTTTTACCCGTCCCTGACTCAGTAGACCCGCAGTGGAAAGTCACGCCGTAGAGCCCGGTAAACCGCATCAGCGGCGATCCGGCACCGGACAGCAGCACGGTCAGGTGTTTCCACAGCTTCTTCTTTATCAAAAGGTTAATTACTGCCTGCCATCCCGCCAGTGTCCCGGTCGGCTGGGTGTTGGTCGTGATGTTTTCCAGCCCCGGCATGGGCACTTCGACGTGGCTTCCGTCTTTGGAATAGATGCGTCCGGCAAAGACGAACGTGCCTTCAGGTTGCCACCCGAAGTTGGACGGCACTTTGATCGGGGCTTTCTCCACGCTGATGCGCTCGACGCAGGCGCGCACATAGTCGTACAGGTTCTTGTCGTTGCCCGACCCGAAGGACGCGATGACGTTCTGGGTAGCCAGATGTTTCAGCGTCTCGTCCTTGCTGACCGCCGCCTTCTGCGGGAACGTGATCACCTCGATCTCACCCCGGCGAACCGCGTGCATGTGGATCATGTGGTCGCCGTTGATGCTCAGGATGTCTACGGGGAACAGGTCGTAGGGCAGCAACATTACCTGCCGTTTGACAGAGTTGCCGTTGGCGTCCTCGTCGGCCTTCTCCAAGAACACACCACCGCTTTTGCCGTAGGCGTACCCTTTGGGTGGCTCAGGGCGCACGACCGTGGTCTCGTTGATCTCGATCACCTTCTCGACAGTCTCGACCGCGTACTCCCGGCCAAGTGCCAGCGGGTTCGTGATCTTCCCCCAGTGCGGGCAGCTCGTGCAGATGCCGGGGTTTTCGCTATCGAACTTCGTGCAGGGATAGGGACCTTTAATCTCCCGCAGCTTGGTGCGCATACGGTCGAGGTCGTACGGGTGCTTCTCCGACAGCCAAATGACGGCCTTCTCCGATTCCTCGCACTTCTGAGCGATCGACAGCAGCCCCCGCCAGAGCGGTTCCATCCCGTCCTCTTGAGCGTTCTCAAGGTAGTACGCCAGTTGGCCGCAGCCCGTACCCGCTTTGGTCTTCTCGATGATCGTGCGGAACTTGGTCACGCTGTTCTCGAACAACTTCACGGCGGTCTGGGTGGGTGCTGCTGGCCTCTCCCCCGGTAGGGAAAGGGCGGGTACGTTGGTTGCGGGCGGCAGCGTCGTCAGTTGGCTCTCGATGTGCAGCGCCAGCGTCTCGAAGTCAAAGATGTCGCCCTCTGCCATGATGCGCACGGGGCGCGGCGCGGGGTACTTGTCTTTGAAATTGAACGTCTCTGGGATGCGCAGAATCCTTGCCGCGTCCGCAGTCACGGTGTTGTCGATCTTCAGCTTCTCCTGCTTGCACAGGCGCTTTAAGTTCTCGGCCACCGGCTTCCATTCCGGTATCGTGACGGTTGTCTCAAACGGCCAGTAGCAGTGCAGTCCACCACCCGACGAGATGATGTACGGCATGCCCAGCAGATCGAGCCCGGTCTTCGACAGGAACTGACTTAGCGCTTTCGCGGCTTCCTTCTTGGACTCGTACCCGTCCAGATCGAGAAACAAAGACTTGATGTACCGTGCGTTCGCAGCGGTGCGTCTGTCATGGTTGCCCTCCATATCCGCAACGCGTTCATCAAACGTCGCCAGCGCGAAGTAGACGTTGTATCGATTCTCAACCCAAGCGTCGACCTTTGGATAGAACTGCTCCGGCGCATCAACAAAGATGTGCTCCTTCTTGTCCGTCAACTCGCAGGCGCAATAAAGCCCATGCCCTGAAGACGGCAAGACAACCGCAAGAAAATCAAGCGGAGTCATTATGATCCTTTGGTTTTATTAGTCGAACAGGCGCAGTTGTTCTGGTGCGTCGTTGTGGTTCTTCACGAGTACAACACCGTTCTCAACATGGCAGGCGAGTCTGCGGATAAGTTCTTTTTGCCATTCAATCGGCATGCCCTGATCAGGCTCAAACACCAGCAGCGCACCGCTCAGGAGTTCGCGGTCGGTCAGGGATTCAGGTCGTACGCTTGACATATCTTTCTCCATGCTTCGTCAGCAGTCTTAGAGTGCTGCATTATTTTTAAAAGGAAGTCCACGCGAGCTTGGTACGCAACAAACACGTCCGTCTTGCCGATGAACCAGTTGTAAACAGTTTGCCGCGTGACGCCCAGTGCATAGGCGATCTTCGTCACTGGGAAATCTAAGTGAATCGCCCAGCGACCTAACTGGTTGCCGGGCGTCTTAGGGGCGGCAGCTACTGCATCGATAATTTTTTGTGAGTAGGCCATAAGTCTCCATTAAAAGGTGCGGGGTCACTGGCACATAGGAGCTGCACCTGAAAGGATTTGCCAGCCCCCGCTGCGGGTGTTATATGCGCCACCTCCCGCTGGGCTCGTTGCACCTTATTCGTCGTCCCAATCGTCGACGATCTCAGCCAGCTTCGACTTCTTCTCAGGCACGGCTGAAGGCTTGGCCGATTCCTTACGAACTTCTGGCTCTGAGTCGTCTTCTTCTACGACCGCTGCTTTTTTCTTCGCAGCTTTGGGTTTGGGTGCTGGTGCTTCCTCAGCTTCTTCGTCCCCCGCATCCTGAACAACGGGTGGCTTGCCCGGTAGGGCAAGAGAAGGATTTTTGGATACACCATCTGCTTGTGCCACAGTCATGATGACTGCGCGCTTCGCATCGTCGGACGCGGATTGCTGCGACACGATGTTGAACTCTTCTTCCGTCAGCCAGCGCATAGGCTGGAAGAACAGCTTGGGAGACTCAGACTTGGTGTCGAAGCGCATGCGCGTGACGATCTGCTCGGGATTGATTGGCGGGTTCTGCAACGCCAAGAACCGTGCGTAAGCCTGCAAAGGACGCTTGTCGCCATCTTCCTTGCCAAAGATCGACGTAGCAGGCAGTGTGAGTTGCAGCACGTCACCGCTCGGTGCGTTCTCCAACACGACGGCAAGACGCTGCTGATAACGACACGCACGGCTGTTACCGTTCCCAGAACCAGCTTGGTTCTGAGGGCAGTTCATGCAGGTCAGCGCCTGCTTATTCTGTGCGGTTGGGTCTGGGCGCTCACCGTCGTTCGACCAGCAATCCGGCGGGGCAGGATTGTCTGAGTCGTACTGACTTGCATAGAAGATACGACTGACTTTCGGTGCAGCCTTGACGATGACGACATCAAGATAACGCTCGTCGATTGCAGCGAGTTCCTTGCCGGAAGCCACCAGACGGAATACACCGCCCTTGATCGAGATGCGCTTGATACCACCGGTCATGCTGCCGGTCAGTGCTTTGGCTGTGTCAGACAGCTCGTTGTTGCGTGCAAATGCGGGTACTTGCGAAGGGTTAAATAGAGTGACGTTTGACATATAGGGTCTCTTATTTGGATGGTTTAGTGACTCGGATTTCGAAGTCCGAGAACGCGTTCAATCCGGGCGGTACGCTGCCGGGATTCTCTTCGAGGTATCGCGCCATGTTCGTCTGCGCAATACGCTTTTCCAGAAGGTCAACGACATCGTTCTCGACAATAAATTTCTTGAACGAGTCCCAATCTTCTGTGCTGTACCGTGTCTTGTTGATCATTGACACAGTGCCGAAGGCAGTGCTGACCGATTTAACGCCGAGCGCTTTCATCTGGTCTTTCATTGCAAAGCGAAGTTCGTCTTGCTGAGCTTTTAGTTGTTCGATCTTAGTGTCGTACTCTTGCGTCAGCGCGTCGATCTCAGCTTTGATCTTGCGATATATCTTCGCAAGCTTATCAAGCGGAATCATTTCTTCTGACATTCACTTCTCCTTATGGTCTAGCGTTTGGATTCGAACCTTGTCCGTCCCTTGTCGGGCTGCACGTCCCACCGTACTGACGCTAGTTATTTGTCTAGGATTTGACAGATTACTGTGAATTGGTTTTGATTGCAACCCCCTTTCTTCAATTGTTTATTTCTGTGGTGAAAAGTTTGGTCAGCATTGCATGATCTGTAACCTTGTCTTGCAAAGCTTTAAACATGCGCTTCTCGATTGGCGAGCCTTGAATGTGCACAACCGTTACCTTGTCCGAGTCTTGACCTTTGCGATCTGCTCGTGCTACGCACTGCGTGTATTGCTCAACAGACATCAGAGGACCATAGAACACCACTGTGTCGGCGGCAGTCAGCGTAATTCCGTGCGCTGATGCCTGCGGTTGCATGACAAGCACACGAGGGTCAGGTTCGTTTTGGAAACGTCGGATGATGTCGGCGCGTTTGGTCGGAGTGACATCACCATGTATGCACTCAGCCGTTACGTTTTTCTTTAACAGATGCGTGTGTACGGTGTCGATCGTGTTTCTGAACAACGCGAAAATGATTACCTTCCTGCTTGTCTCTTCCAGTATTTCTTCGAGCACAGACAAGCGCGGCGCGGAATCAAATTCGATAACTTCTTTGTCGTCTGTGTATGCTGCGCCGCAAGATATTTGCAAGAGCTTGGACACACCAGCAGCGGCATTCACAGCGGTAATAGTTTCGCCTGCTGCTTGCACCATCATGCGTTCCTTCAGCAGGTTGTAATACTTGGCCTGCTGCGGCGTCAGCGGTACCTCACGCGTCATCGTGATCACTGGCGGCAAGTCAAGGCACTGCTCTTTGGTGAATCTGATTGCAGGCTGCAGCGCTTCGTGTACGTCCTCGGCGGCGCTGGGCTTGGCGACCCACTTGAACTGCGTCACCTTGTTCATAACCTTGTCGCGCCAGCCAGTGAAGAACTTTGGCACGCCGTTGGGGTTGACCAGCCTTGCCAGCCCGTACGCATCAGCAGGCGACTGCGATGCTGGCGTACCCGTCATCATCCACAGGTAGGTAGTCGGCGTGACCAAAGAGTTCAGCGTCTTCCAACGCTTGGTCGTCATCGTCTTGTATGCGTTGGCCTCGTCGACGATGATCAGATCGAACCTGCCGTCGTTGCGTATCTCGTCAGCGATCAGGTTCAGCCCGTCGTAGTTGGCGATGACGAACTCGTAGTTCTGTTGAACCATCTCGATGCGGCGACTAGCTTGGTAGTGGTGCGCCACGATGGCCGAGCGATGGATGATGCTGTTGTTCAAGTCACTCATCCATGCGCTGTGCATGATCGACAGTGGGCACAGAATCAAACAACGGCGCACCGCGCCAAGCTGCATCAGATAGTCGGCTGCCCAAAGCGCTGAGAGGGTCTTACCTGTACCCGGTTCAGAAAAGACGAAAGCCTTTTTGTTGAGGGTGAGAAATGCCGCTGTTTCAATCTGATGCGCCATCGGCTTGTATTTACCCGGCCACTTGTAGCGCTTTGTAATCGGCGAAGGAACGTCTTTAACGCCAAGATTCTTGAGCACCCGCGCCTCGTCGAGCCCCCAGTAAACTGCAATCTCTGCCGTACCATCTTCATACGCGTTCACCACTTTGTGTTTAGGGATGACTCGATA